TGACCGCATTCACAGGGTCGGTGATAGACACTTCAAAAACTCTATCTCGCGCTTGGCCGAGCCGACGCCATATAGCACGATTGCGATATTTACCTAGTTGACCGATGGTGACCCAATATTCTTTTGACCAAGTGGAGCCGCCATCATTAGACCAGCGCAACATAGCCTGTGGATAAGTCGTGGTCGTGGTGTTGTTTACGCTTGCTTGAAGCCCAAGGATGTAAGTCTCTAGCGCCCCAATAGTAAAGGTCGCGCCAGAATAAATGTAATAGGGCGAATTGATGTAAATATCGCCCGTCGGTGTTGATAGCCCTGTTGTGCCCACACCTGGCTGGAATTGAATCTGCAATTCTTCAAAATACTGACGCTGTAGGTCTGTGGTCAGATGGGGCGCACGGCGCAACCGACGGACATTTTGGCCGTTGTCGGTGTAGTTAAGTTTGTCAAGTTTGTATATACAACCATTTGCATAATCGCCAACCAAAACCATGCCTTGAAAGACAGCACAACAGTTCCCGCGATGGCGGCTGTATGTTCCATCGTTTTCTGTGTAAAGCCACTTGTGCCACATTTGTGTGGTGAAGTCATAAGCCCAAGTTAACCCAATAGTCGGGAATGTGCAGACGTAGACTTCGTGGCCTTCAAGCTGATACGTCCACGCAATTGCGTCATCAATGTATTGATTGGTGAGCGAATTCTCTACAGCGTGAGTGGAAATGCGCTGTGGAATGTAACCGTTCATCTGCATCACTTGCGCTTGGCCGCGATTGTTCCGCGACACATAAGCAAACGATGGGCCAAGGCGGGCCACGGAGAATTGCGCCGCAATGCCTTGTTGGGTGGATGTGCCTGGGATGCGCTGGAATGGAAACTGAACCGCGCCCACATCCGTCCACACTTCGGACGATGCTTCGCCCATCAAATAAACTTCGCGGTGGTCAACAATAAGCGCCACCAGTTTGTCGGGCGACCCGTCTTTTAGCGAATAAGAAGTGCTTGCAGAAATGGGCGACAACAAGTTAGATGCGCCCCAAAGCTGAGTGCCTGGGTCGTTGTAAACAAAATAGTTGTCCACAATATCAACGGAATTTGCACCACTGAACGCTCCATCGTTAGATGGCAAAACGCTGAAATTCAGCGCATACATGGTTTGACCAACCGCAATTGTTAGCGAGTTGCTAATGGTGTATGTTCCAATCCCACCCGAGCCACTACCAAATGCAGTAACGATTGTGCCCGCAGTAACGCTTGCGCCTTGAATTGTCTGCCCAAGGTAAATCGTGCCCGATGCGACTGCGCTGACAGTCATTGTTGTGCCCGCTACTGTGGCCGTAAATCGAGCGCCGACTGCGGTGCTGCTCAAAGACTGCGCTGAGACTGTTTGCGATGTGTTGAGCGTGTAAGTACCAACACCGCCAGTTCCCGTACCCAACGCCGTTATAACGGTCTCGGCGGTTACGCCAACGCCGGTCAGACTTTGATTGGCCGTAATCGTGCCCGAACTCATGGCCGTAACGGTCAAAGTCGTGCCCGAGACAGAGCCGGTGAAGATGGCGTTAGAGGGCGTGGAAATGCGCCATGTGTACCGGTAAGCCCCATCCACAATGTAGGCGTTAATGCCGTTATCGGTAATTCCTACTCGGCCTGTAGACGAATTAAGTGTGCCGACAATGGTTGGGGTTAGATTAGAAGTAAAGACGTAAACATAAACGCCGCAAACCGCAATCATTTGCGAACCGCCTGACAATGTGCGGAGACCGCGCACTTCTGCGGTATTCAGTACGGTCTGTAAGGTTAGCCCTGGAGTTGGGTAAAGCGCAACGATGCCCCGCGTACCAGGCTGCTTGAGTGGGTCAATCTCAGGAAAGAAATTGATGCACTCCTGCGATTCCTGATAAATCGACGGTGCTTCGTAGGATGGGCCAACAAAACCAAAATCAGGCATTTATGACCTCAACGAAAGAAGCCGCCCGACAAAATCCAGCCCGCATCCTTTTGGCGGCCAACCAGCAGCGCATCGGCGTATCGAGCAACAGGTGGCGGCTTCATGTTTGTGCGCTTGATTGTGGCCTTACCTTGGGCGGCAAACTTCATAATCATGCTGATTTGGGTCTGACTTGCCTTGCCGTACATGGGCATTAGGCGTTCTGCAAGACACCAGCGCAGGGCCATTGTGTAACCTTGCGGCAGAAGAATGTTGTCGTATAGGCCGGTGTAGTTGCTGAAAATTGTGTCGGCAAAAATGTGCATTTCGCCTTGGGCGGGATTTGGCCACACAAACAAATTGCCCAGCGTTTCTGTTGGCTGGTAATAGAGCGCTTTGGGCCAAGGGCCATTGAGCGTCTTCAGACCAATCATTTCGTATTCTTCAACGTTTAGCACCGCAACAGGATAGTCAAGCCCGCCATTGGTGATTGGCTGGTTGTTTGAATAGGTGTTAATCCGCACAAATGCGGAATTGATGACCAAAGGACGCTGGTAATAAGCGTTTATCGTGGTGGACGATACGTTTTGCGAAAAATTGACGGTGTATGTCCCTGCCTCATTGACATTACCACCCGCGCCGCTTTGAAACGACAAAATCTTAGTCCCGTCGGTGATTCCTGTGCCACTTAGGGTTTGCCCTATGGCGATTGCGCCCGATGTGATAGCCGTAACCGTGAGGGTTGTGCCGGTAATTGAGCCGGTAAAGACTGCGCCGACCTGACCGCCTGGGCCGATGGTGTATTGCGTTTGGCCTGACGTAACGGGAAAGATGATTTCCGTCTTGTAGAACGTCATCATGTCCTCATTCGACCATTGGTCGATAAGGTCATTGAGCATTTCAAACGCATCTTGCGCCGCTTCGGGCGTAGGTGTTTCACCGGCTTCTAGTGCGCCAATGTCTTTGAGTGCGCGAGAAATAATGTCGATGGGTGCCGTCATTCAGTCTGCTCCAGGGTAAACACTTGCGGTTTCCACGGAGGCACAACAGAATTCGACTTACGCGCCAGTTGTTCCTCTAGCCCCGATTTTATAACATTTATCCCGTCTTTGTAAGACTCTGCCTCAATCCAGCCCGCAACCATGTCCTCGGTCACATCGGCAAATGGCGTTTTTAGGGTTGGCTCATTGAAGTACCAATTGCCCTCAGTCTCCACCGAGTCGTTGTCTACTTGGGCTGTCACATGGTATTTCGCATGAGTAATCAGCCCGTCTGTAGCGGAAATCTCAGGAATTTTCCATGTGAAATTAGCCATTATTTTGCCTCCAATGCCGCAATACGGGCAACTAAAGAAGCAATTGTTTCGGCTTGCGTTTGAACCAATGCGCTTAAATCAACAGTTTGCATGGGCTCAAAAATTTTGGGATTTTTAATTGAATTAACAAACGCGTCAACGCTTGAATCTAGTTCGCCCTCATTACAAACAATTAAACTTGTGTATTCAACATCATCAATTTCAACAGAAATTTGCGTTTGATTGCCATTTGTGGAAATAATAGTGTAAGTCATAATTTACCTTAGGTTGAATTTCTTGTTTTAACAACAACAATATTAAAAATCAATGTGCTTCCAGAACTATTTTGCAATCTGTATGCAGTTGTCCCAGAATTATAAAAAAATCTAATATTCCCTGCTACGCTAGTATTTGTAAAATTTGTTCCATTAGCTTGTCCGACAACAGTTGTATTTGCACCACCGCACAATAAAATGGCAGAAGACCCCGTAGAGTTTGTTTCTGTTGTTATCAATGTGCCGGAAAAATTAACAAAATCTATAGAGTTTCCGTTGGTGATAGTTACAGTAGCATTTGTACCATCAATGCCAATATTAGGTGGAGTTCCATATAAAGATAATTTTCCACCACCAGTAACCAGCAAGTTACCGCTGGTATCAATACGCGCTTTTTCTCCATTGCTTACCAAAAACAAAAGAGGCGTTGCGCCAGTAGTGCCAATGCCAGAATCACCCGAGTCAGACTTCAAACGCAGTTGTGAGCCGCTGTTGTAGGTGACATAAATATTCTGTCCAGATGCACCAGCAACTTCAAGATTTCCGGAGGGAGAAGTAGTGCCAATGCCAACTTTGCCGCTGGAGTCAATACGCATCGCTTCAGCAGTAGAAGCCCCAGCGTCAAAACCAAAAGTTAAATCGTCGCTACCGGGAACACGAAGAATATAGGCTGCTCTTGCTGAACCTACGTTGAAACACACTCCTTCATATTGAGTAGCCGCATTTGTTCTTTGGACAGTTAACTGCGCACTAACTGCGCGGTTTGTCGTTGGGCTTGAAGACAGTTTTAATCGGGTTGTATTTGAGGTGTCTGTCGTACCCATAGCAACAACTTGGCTTGTGTCTACGGTGACCGCAGTAGTAGTTCCATTGGTTTGCAAAGTCAACGAACTAGCGCTTTTAACAATTGGCGTGGTGACAGACGTTGTGCCGCTTAACGTAGTAAACGTGCCTGCGGCTGCTGCCGTTCCTCCGATGGCGGGAGGCGATGCAAGATAAGTGCTAAAGCCTGCGCCTGAAACCGTGCTAGACGCGCTCAATGTGGTAAATGCGCCGCTATTAGCCGTTCCTGAGCCAATCGTGCCAGGCGTGTTGTACGCGCTTGCAGCAAGCATCGTATTGGTGACAGTCCCCGAATCGCCGGTAGTGACCATTGTTCCCGTTGTTGCGGGCACAGCAATGTCAAATGTGGACGCGGTGTTAGGGCCATTCAGATTAACCTGGCCGCCGAGCGTTGCTTGAAAGACTAATGAACCCATGATTTAACTCCTATGGTGCAATTACCAATTGCGATGCGCGTAATGCGCCGGTGGATGGTGTAAAGCTAAGTTTAGTGGACGATGTTTTCTGAGGCAAATTGCCTGTGGTCGATGTGACCCAAGTCGGATAAACCGATGATGAAGTCGCCACATCGTCTGTAATCGCCGTATTTGTGGCGTTTGTTGCCGTAGTTGCTGATGTAGCCGTGCTTGCATTGCCACTAAGCGCACCGACAAATGTCGTGCTAGTGACCGATGTCAAGCCTGCAATCGTGGTGACTGTACCGCCCAAACTGACCGCAGTTGAGCCAATAGTGATGGATGAATTGGTCAGCGCAGCATTAGGGATGTTGGTCAGGTTTGCACCCGAGCCGCTAAACGTGGTGGCGGCCAATAGCCCGCTGCTAGGCGTGTATTGCAGCTTAGTGGAACTGGTGTATTCCGTAGAAATTGTGCCGCTAGTTTGATTGGCAAACAATGGATAACGCACCGACGCGGTTGTTGTATCGTCCGTTACCGTTATGGATGCCGATGCTGTTGTCCAGGTTGGAGTGCCCGAACCAGCCGAGGTTAAGACCTGGCCAGAAGTGCCTGCCGCAGTAAACGCATAAGCCGTACCCGTGCCGTACGCCACCGCGCCCGCAGTCGGAGTTGTTGTAGCATTTGTGCCTCCGTTCGCAATTGCAAGTGTTCCCACAACGCTGCCAGCCAAAACATACGAATGTGATTGATTGACATAAATTGCCCCATTGGGTGTGTTTGCATAGGCAACAACGCCAATTTTGACCGGATACCCTGTTGGCGGGTATGTGTTCATTAGTTGACCGGCAGAGTACGGGCTTACATAAACCGTGTCCCCGACCGTCATTGAGCCAATGCTTAGACCGTTAATTAAACCGGCAATGACCACATAACCGGCTGTTGCATTAGGAATGTCCTGATTTGCTAGGCCAATGGCGTTACCTGTAACTTGAGTGTCAGCTTTAGCCAATGCCACCAATGGATAGGTAAACCCGCTAGAAGTTGACGTAATGTAGACCGGTGCGCCTTTAGAAATCGTGCTGCCGGTGTTGTTGTAAACCTTTAGTTGGGTCTCTTGGCCGACATGGATTGTGTTGTTCGTTACATCGTTAAAGTAAGACAGCGCCTTTTGCGTGGAGTCATACCAAAGCCGACCTTCCGCATAGCTTGGCGCAGATGTTGATGTAAACGCGCCGTAATTGCTTACGGTTGGATTTGCCAAGGTAACTGCAGTCAGCGTGGAAGTTGTTGCGCCAAGCGCAATTGACGTGCTGCCAATCGTAATGCTTGAGTTAAGCAACCCGCTATTAGGAATTCCAGAAAAATTTGTTCCGGTCAGCGTCGGTGTCGTGGAATAGCTAGGCGTTACACCGCCAACAAGTACGCCTGTGCCCGTTCCGAGAAATGTCGTTGCCCCTGCAGTTGTTTGGTAGGGGATAGACCCTGCTGCGCCGCCTGCAAGGTTTGTGGCCGTTGTAGCGGTTGTGGCTGACCCTGCTGTGGTCGCTGACCCCGCTGTGGTTGCATAGGTCGCGGTGGCCGCATTGCCGTTAATCGAGCCGCTAATCGTGTTTGTGACCGACAAACTGGTCGAACTTAGCGTGGTAAACGCGCCGGTAGAGGGCGTGATATTGCCGACCGGAGTGTTATTTAACGAGTTAATCGTGACCGAAACACCGGAAATTGAGCCACCGGTGATGTTGACGTTATTGGATGCGAAATTGTTAAATGTCGCTAGTCCGGTGCTTGTGATTGTTGTGAAAACGCCCGTTGATGGGGTCGTTGAGCCGATTGGAGATGAATCAATCGTGCTGTTTTGAATTACATCTGAATTGATAGGAGGGGAGAAAAACTCCCCGCCTGGGCCTACTAAGCCGACACAAACGCCCGTCTCACTAAAGATGCCCTGCACGGGCACGATATTGATAGTTTGCGTAAGTGCGGCAGAGGTCATTTTTCAAGGGGCAAAGCCCCGCCCTTTACGATTGGTCTGCCACAGGTGTGACGTACACAAGAGATGGGCCAGCCGCCGCGCCAATTGCTCGGACATAAAACGGCGTGGTAGGCACAGCAAGAACGATAGGCGAAGTCATGCCCGCAGGCAAGATGTAATCGCCATTTGTTCCGCTTGTAGGCAACACAGCAGCGCCCACACTAGAGTCGCCCCATTTAACGGCAACAACCACCGAGCCAGTATTCAAAAAACTTGCGTAATTTACTTGGTCGTTAGTGCTGTCATCAATGAGGGTAGCCGATGTGGACGAAGCCGTTACCGACAGGGCAACAGTTTGCCCTGCTGTACGAATAACGGATGTGCCTGCCATGATTAAACCGCGTTCGCAGGGATAGGCGAATCTTCGCAGGTTTTCACGCTTACTAGCATGGTAGCTGCAGCTTGCGTAACCGATGTGCCGGTCAGATTGAGCAGGCGCACGGTGATTTGGTTATCCGTGTTGGTGTAAGCATTGCAGATGCCAACGCCGACGGTCATTGCTGCGTCAATTTGCACTTGGATTTTGTCCGTAGACTTAACGCCAGGGCAAGCAATGGTGACTTCGGTGGTAGTAGTCGAGAAAGTGGTGCTTGGGAATGTAAGTTGGCAGATGGTGTGCGCCAACACATTGCCGCGACTAATGGTCGTTTTTGACATGATTTTCCTTTAGTAGAGGATAAATGAATTGTAGCCTAAAAGCAAAAAAGCCGCCCACCGAGAATCCCCAGTAGGCGGCCATTCTTACCCGTTTAAGGCAAAAAAGAAAGGTCGTAGCCGTAGACGTAAACGTCCATCGTGGCAGCAGCGCCTTGGGCAGTACCGACGTTCACATACAGGTTTTGGCCTGTTTGTTGGGCGGTAGATGCGACGGTGCGTTGCGACACAACGGTCGAGCTGGTCATAGCGGACAGCGCGGCGTTAGACACGATTGCAGTACCGCCTGCCGACGGAGCAGTGAACAAGCCTGCTGCTGCGGTGGTCAGGGATACGCTTGCATTCGTGAAAATCACGTTGCTGACGCTGTACGAAGACGTATTGTTAATGGGCAATACGGTGTCACCGGTTGCATTCACGTTCACGCTTTGATAGCTTGCCAACAAACGGATAGCCTGATTGGAAGCCAAATTAGCGGGGTGATTGGCAACGGTGGTTGCTGGGCCTGGATTTGCCATGATGTTTACTCCTTAAAGTTAAGCTGCAACGCGGCAAGCGAGTTCGGGGTACAGCGGCGCCCAACCATACAACACGTCCAAGCGAGTCGGAATCGAATCGTTGTTGATGGTGTATTGGCGAACCACGCGCATGGACAGACCGATTTCCTTATCGGAAGCGCGACCGGCGAAATGAACGCCATCAGGCAGTTCCAAGTCAGCCACAGCCAAAGTGAACGCATTGCGGTGCATCACGATGTTTTGGGGCGACACGGTTCCAGTCTGGTTGAACGGGGTCACAGCAGCGGTTGCAGACGTAGCCGACACAAACACGTTTTGGAACTGGCCTGCGGTGATAACAGCGGGGCTGACGGTCACAGCGGTAGTACCAGACGTGCCAACGGTCACAGCAGAAGTCACGACAAAGTTACGCAGCTTGTTAGAGCCGTAAGCTTGGCGGTTCTGTGGGTTGACTGCGTACACGTTTGCAATGGTGATAACGTCACCTTGTTGCAGCGATGCGGTTGCGGTCGTGGCGGTCAACGCAATGGTGGACGTAGAAGCCCAGCCAGAGGTCAGGAAACCAGTTGCGGTTGTGGTAGCGCAAGCCAATGTAGCCGTGCTGTACGAACCGAAAGTTTGGCTCACAACGTTCTGGTCAAGTTTCCAGTTCATGCCTGCGGAATCGCGTCCCATCAAGCCCTTGCGATATTGTTCGCCAATGGCTTCTTGAGGCACAAACAGACCCTTCAGGCTGTCAACGATAGTCGCAGCGGTGAAAGGCTCCACGATACACGAACGGCGGCCATCACGGGGTGCACCCTCGGCATCGAGGTAAGCGCCTGCGGTCAGGTAAGTAATCAAACCAGTTGGAGGCGTGCCAGCAGTACCGACAATATTGGCGGTATTGTTTTTAGCCATAACAAGACCATCACGGTCAATCTTATTGGCGATGGCGGCCACAGCGGGCTTGAGAACGCGGTCGGAGAACATATCCAACGACAGGGCCAAGTCTTGAGTGGTGAACTGGGTATCGACGTGGAACTGGGTTGACAAAGTAACGGGCACGGAGGTCTCGTTAAAGTCTTCCACGTTCAACGCGGGGCCAGTAGTACCAATAAAGCGGCCAGGACGACGGACGTTTACGGTGTTACCGATTTTCGCACCAACAACAGCGAATTGGTCGTCGTAGTTGCGGTCTACTTCTGACGTGAAAGTCAGTTCATTTTCCAAAACCATCAATGCTTCATTGGTGATTTTGGAAATGGTCAACAGATTGTTGCTCATTTACAAACTCCTAAAAATTACTAGCGAATACGACCAGCTTTTCTCGCTTCTTTCCAGGCTTGATAAGTTCCGTGGAATTGACCGTTAGAGTCAATCGTCACGTCGCTTACCTTGCCCGTTCCGCGAATAGGGCTAATCGGCGGTGGTGCTTTACTTTTACCGACAGGATTACTTGGCTTGGTCTCAGGTTGCTTCTCAAACCGCGCCTCCAGTTTCCCAATCTCGCGAAGCGCCTGCGCTGGCGACATAGAAGTAATACGTTTCGCAACGTCATCTTCTTTTGCAAGGTGATACAGGATTTGTGGGCCTACATCACTTTCCAATATTGCGTCCCGAATGTGGTCACCAACGACCACGCTGCTTGACGCAACCATGTCATCGAAATCGGGCATTTCTGCTTTCGCTGCTGTCACTTTGGTCGCCCAAGTAGATATTATCTTTTGGCGTTCCTCATCGACCCTGCGATTAGCTTCTTCCCTATCTCGCTTTACCAATGCCTGCTCAGTCGACCATTCTGCTAGTGCCCTTGCATATTCAAAAGCATCAGTAAATTGGCTCGGCTGTGGCTCTGCGTTCGCTTGCTGCACCGGTTGAGGCGCTGCTTGCTGGCGTAGTGCCGCTAACTCGGTCTCCAGCTTTTGCCTAGCTTCACGTTCTTGCGCTGCTTCTTGTTTGGCAAGTTCGCGTTGCTTGGTTATCTCTGAAAACCGCTTTTCAAGTTTCGGATTCTGCTTCCGTTCCTCTATCGGTTTGGCATCATCGTCTGCTGACTGTTCACTCTGTTTCGTATCCTCTGACGGCTCTGGGGGAGTATTCTCAACCGCAGCCTCGTCAGTCTCACTAGCAGCTAAACCAAGTCGATTTGCATAAAAATCTGCCGAATTCTCACTGGTCAAAACATGACCGGCTTCTTTTTCACTCATAGGTTTCCCTAAGTATTTTCCCCATGAACCTCACGGGTAAGGTTTGTGGTTTATACCACGAATTTTTATGATGCTAAATATCCATGCTTTTTTGCGTTTTGTATTGATTCTTCATCCATTGACATTGGAATTTTTTTAACACCTTCATCTCGCAAATAAGCATAACGATGCCTGCCATCTCCAAAAGTTACGAAACCTTTGGGGTCAACTGATGCGTTGCTTGCATACATTGATTTTGCATCTTTTGCCCAATTAGCAAAATTTTCATATCTTCCTTCTATTCCTCCAGCACCATTTTTGCCAACATATTGCCATTCTGTTTTTTTGAACGCATTGTCAAAAGTTTCTGGATTTACATGAGCAATTTTATTACCTTGTTTTTTTTCAATTGGGTGCATTGTTACAGGCAATTCTTTATCTTTTAGTTTGACCGCACTTTCAATTGATTTTTCATTGCTTTTTTTTAAGCCAAGTTTTCTAGCATCATGTTCAGCTTTGTTTTCTGATGTAACAATTTCGCGGCTCATTAGATAGCCCTTTCCGTGGTTTCGGCCGATGCCTCTCGTAAGGCGCGGCGGTCAAGTTCAGCAAGCATTAAGGCAACTTCGGCTTTCATGCGCTCAATTTCCAATTGGGTTTGCGTCTTAATAACCGTATCGTGTGCGGTGGTGCTTGTTCGCGTATCCGTGTCGTAGCGGCGCTCGGCATCCCGCAATTCCATTTCATGTGCGCGGTTGGTTTCTTTAATAAGCGTCCGCTTGGTTTCAGCGTCTTGTTTGACCTGTTCCACGTCTTGACGGGTTTTAATTATCTGCTGTAGCTGCTGAATTGCTTGCTGCATCTTCTGCATTTGCGCCTGATTTGCCTTGAGTTGCATCTGAACTTGCGGCGGCACAGGTGATTTCTCGTCAATTTGCGCCATTGGATTAGTAGCGGCCAGCCGGTCGGCAATGATGTCTGCGCCAGGAAAGTCCATATTGCGGAAAATAAGGTCGCCAGCCTGCTGCATAAGCGCGGGGTCGACCTTGAGCATATTGACCATTGAATCTACGGCCTCTTGGCGCTTGCTGTTGTAGCCTGGGCCGGTATCCATAACCACATCGTATTCGCCCACAGTCATGTCGTGCATGATGGTGTAAATGCCCTGCGCGTCCTGCTTGGGTTCGTTAATGTTTACCAAGTCGGGCTTTCCGTCGTCGCCGATGATTCGCATTACCCGCTGGGAATCGTAAATCTTGGGAATAAGGTCAAGAATAATCGTGCCGGTCTGCGCGATAGATTTGGTCAGGTTGTCGTAGAAATCAAAGTTGGTCAGGTCAACTTGTTGTTGTTGGCCGTTCAAAGCCTTGCCCGAGATGTTGCCAGGCAGTTGCTGGCTTGGGTCAAAAATACCCATCAGCGTCGCAATGTCTTGGTTAATCATTGCAGACGCGGCCATTACCCCACTTGGAGGCGGCTCAGGCTGGAGGCGCTGCGGCGGTGGCGCGGGCTGCCCGTCAATGTCGGTTTGCTTGTAACGCAACAATGGGAACGACTTGATATTAGCCGCGGCCCATTCGGTTTCGTGACCTTCGTCCTGCCCTTCGGCCATCAACCACTTAGCTTTTGGAGCCAGCGCAACGCTTTCGGTAATGGTTGTTTGCCAAAAGTTATACATTCGCTGCGCGTCTTTAGCGTGACGCACCATGCCAAACTTTTTACGCTTGTCGCCGATGACAATGTGGCGGCCATACACGGGCACGACAGGAATGTAAGAACCAGGCCAATCGCGTTCTTCAATGACCTCAATGGCGGTCAATTTTTTCCACTTTATTACTTTTTTGTATGAATCACGCTCGTCAATCACGGTCAAACCGGATAAGGCCATGCGTTCTTTCATGTCTTTATCCATGAATCCTTGAGTGCCATCGGACAGTTTGACCAGCTTGGCGGGTTCGCGCACGGTGTAGAAATACTCGGCAATGCGAATATCTTCTTTGGTAATCCATTCGGATTGGCTGTCGCCTGTGCCGCGCTGGGTAAAGCTGCTGCCATCATCGCAATCAGGGTACAACTCGCGGAATTTGGCCTTGCTCATCATGGTGGTGATGAGACAGCGGTCAGCGTCCGACCCGTCTACGGCTTCGGAATTGGGGTCAAAGTAGACGGTAAATGGGTTTTGGATAGCCTCAATAAAGATTTCTTGGTCAAAGCTGTCCTGCTTTACATAGTCAGTTGTAACGCGCCAAAAGCCCCATCCCATACGCACGGCGTGGTCAAAAGCGGTGTCGTAGGCGTTGTCGGCATTGGAGTTAATCTCAATGTGGCGGCAAATGCCCTCAACGATTTGGGCGGTCTTAACGTCAGCTTGGGTGTTTGTCGGGTGAACCTTGATGCGTGGGCGCTGCTGGCGTTGTTGATTGGTCACTTGGCGGCAGTATCCGTCTAGCTTGTTAATTGTCAGGACGGGGCGCGATTCAAGATTGCGGGAGTTTTGTAGGTCAACCGGCCATTGGTCGCCACCAGAGACGAATTTAAGGTCTTCCAATGCCTCTTGGCGGTTCATTGTGTCCGCGTCGTTGCAAAGTTTTAGGAAATCCTTTGCTTCATCAATAATTGATTCGTCCATTTAGCCCATCCAATTCTGTGGTTGAACGTAAGTTGGCTTTGACACTCGTTTGCGCGGCTCGTTTACCACCAGCCCAAGCATACGGAATGCGTCTGCACCGTGCGAAAACTGGTCATGCAGCGGGTTTTTGCTGAACGCTTTAGTGTCGGGGTCAACCTCGTAGCGGTAATGCCGCAAACATTGTAACCCATCGTAACAGTTTTCCCTGTCAAACCAGCAATTCCGAAATAGGGTACGCGAGGCGTTAATACTGTCCACAATTGGCGTACGCGGGATGATTTTGGTCTTATATCCTGCGCCCCTGACGATTTGGTCAATGCTCCGACCGGCTGCGGCCAGCGTTTTATTCTCAGCGTCGTGCGGTAACCACAGCGTATCGTAGACGTAGCCGTAAGTCTGCATTTTGGCCAAGTAATCGGATATGGTCTTTTGGTTGTCCTCATGGTAGCGGATAAGCCTAGTCTCCATGCCGATGAATTGGACAAACCATATTGCGGTCGCATCCGACCATCCCAAGTCAAACACGGCGTGAACCGGCTTCATGGGGTCATATCCGACCTTGGTGATGCGGCCTTCCAACTCGGCCATCTGCATCTCACGGGCAAAGATAGCCCCGTCCACAGTTTGTCGGCAGATTCCTTCCCATACGGTGTTATATGCTTCTACGTCGCGCATTCTGAGCGCGTCTTTTTCCAATAGAAGCGTCTCAGGGAACCAGGGATTGTCCGACCAATTGATTTTTTGGACAACGGCGTTCTCAGGTGGGTGAAGCACAAACCGCTGATAGGTTTCATCCGTCTCCAACTCAGGGTTAAACGTGACCCATATCTCGCTGCCTTCCTTACGGATGGTCGGAATCAGGATGTTCCACGATAGGCGGCTGGTGGTCTGCGCTTCCTCCACCCAGCAAATATCCACGCCCTCATAGGATTTGACATTGGCGACGTTGTTCTTGAGGCCAACAAAGGCAAATTCAGTCCCGTTCTTGCCTCGAATGCTAGCCTGGGTGATTTCGTAGAAGCCCTCTAGACCAAGGTCGATGATTTGGTCGCACAACAGCTTGTGGACGGAATCTTTGATAGAAGTCTGAAACTCACGGGCGCAAAGGATACGCAATTGGCGTTGTGCGCCTTTGATAAGCAATGCTCGAGCCACGCCCCAAGATTTAGCCCCGCCACGTCCCCCATAAAGAATTCGATAGCGGCTCTTCTCAGGCTGAAACAGGCACTCCAGCTTGACCGGAAACTGTGCCTTGGCTACTGCGTCTTTAACTTGGCTTGACAAAGCTGACTTCAATGCCGGTTAGTAAAGGTGCGCCATCTGCGCCTGTAATCTCTTGTTTGACACTCTCGCGGTATTTCTTCGGGAATCGTGCCGCCATCGAGCGTGACCAGATTGAGGCGTTAATCTTGTCCGATTCCTTGTTCTCAATCATGTGCGCCTGGGCAATGTCTTCCCACCATTGGAGTTCATATTCCTTTGCCAACTCCAAGGCGTGTAAAAACTCGGGATGTTCATCCCTCCAGTTATATAGCGTCTTAGTGCCTACGCCCAAAATAGCAGCAATTGCCTCAGTAGACTTACCAATCTTGCCAAGTTCTATTACTTGGTCAATGTAAACGGGGTCATAAAGGCTAGGGCGACCAACGGGGCGTTTTTCTTCGGTCACTTTTTCTTTTTCTCTGCTTCGCGCTTTACGGCGTAACCAATTGCAACCGCTTGTTTAGGCGGTTTGCCAGCCTTAATCTCGGCTTTGATGTTCTCACTCAGCGCTTTGGGTGTCGGCGATTTCTTTAGGGGCATCTTGCTTCTCCAGTTCGGTTAGCGTCCATTGGCATTGTTGCAGCGCACCATTGATTTGGTGAATCTGCGCTTCCAGTTCGCGGCCTTTAGCCATGAGGTCTTGGATTCTTGCGGTGATTAGGTCTTTCATGCTTTCTCTTTCGTTGCTTCTAATACATCTGTCCACAAAGCGCAAGGGATGTCGTTAATCTTTGTGACTTCGACTGCCCCGTGCGGCAAAATGATTTCCTTGTCAAAATGAACCCATCTATGGTCATTGACGCCATATTGAGGGATTGCATATCCTTTTTCAAAAAAATCTTTTGATTTCATTAGCAGTTCCAGTTCTTGAGTGATGCTTTAGCGCGTTCGGCTGGGCCTTTGGCATTCTTAACCACGCCTTCCATCCTGGCACAGAATGATGCTTTGCGGCCTTCATCTTTCTTTGTCTTTGGATTCGGCGCAGGAGGCTTGAGGTTTGAGCCGTTCTTGGCGTTGTATTCAGCGCGGCCCTTGGCGGTCATGCCAGCGCCTTTGTCCGTCGGGTTGTAGGTCTTACCTTTACCCGTCGTTTTATGCTCAATGGGCTTGTCGTGCTTCATTTCTTGGCCGTTTTAGCTGATTGCTTGAATGCCGCGGCGGTCGGTGCACCCTTAGAGCCAGGCTTACGCATCTTTTCTACGGGTTTACCCTCAGCCTTTTCCTGCTTGATGCGTTCCTGCTTGGCGTGAATGTTGGCATAAAGTCCAGGTTTCATACTTCCTCCACGAAACAAATGTCTTGCCAACTCATGCGGAGGTGGCGCTCATCGTCAATGGTAATGGTATCAAATTTAAGGTATTCGTTCTGATAGTCTTTAGCCAACGTACCAAAATAGACCTTGTCGCCGACCTTTAAGCCCTCAGCGGCGGCCTCATCACCTACGGCGGTAATGTAGCCAACGGTGTCAGCTTCTGCGGTCTTGACCCACAACTCGCTCTTGATGCGCGGCTCGGGCCTGACGATGATTTTGTCTTTAAGCGGCTTGAACATCGTCATCCTTTCGGAGTTTGAGTGTTATTTTTGGCTTGCGCTTAACTACAGGGCCATCTTCCCAAAATTCGCCGCACCACTCACTTTCGTGTTTGGTTACGAATTGCGGATAACGCCGACATTGACCGATGCGGTCGATATTAGCGAAGTAAATGCATAACTTACAATTGCTCTCAGCCATATAGCCCTTTCTATGTGGTCAGGGAAACCGAGACGTTGCTGCGTCTCGGAGACCCGCTTACTTGTCTTGTGCGTGTTCCATGCGCTCGTGGCTGTAGCACTCGTGCTCTTTGCTACCGCCTTTGAATTCACCGGCAAAACCGTCCATCTTGCCCACGTCGTGACGAGTGGGGCTGTCTTTCACGCCCATAGCGACACCGCCAACAATCTTAGCGCGACGCTCACCGGTCGTATCGGAGGCCAAAACGCCCTTGGGCATTGTTTCTCCAGATACGCCAGGGCGGTAGACTTCTTTGTCCACTTTGCTAACGGAAACGTTTTTCATACCGGTTTTGTCCGACGCGACGACTTTCGCGGGGATTTTTTCCATTTTAGGATAGCCCATCATTTAGTCCTTGCAAGGTTGATGTAAAATGCTGTCACCATTCTAACAGGATTTTCCTATGGCAACAAACTTCAAAATCACCGCCGAGAAAGCAAAACACTCTACGCCCTCGAACTATGTGATTGAGCGTGAGTATAAAGCAGAACGCCGCAAAGTCATGGAATTGGAAAAAGAACTCAAAGCCCATGAGCGTACGGATTCGGCCCATGCCCATCCTATGCATCGCTCCCATGAAACTCAACCGGATGCCCCGCTGCCTTCAATGCGGAAATAGTCCTTTCATGGGCGGCTTGCCACATGGCTTGTCGCTCATGCTTGGACAAGGCAGCGCCCTGGTCTAAGTTAAAGTGACACCGAAAGCACAGGCTGGCGATTAAATCGTCGGATGCCTTAATTCCCCGTCCCTTGCCGCCGCCCCAATTTGTGTGTGCGGCCACCACCGTTCCGTCATCCAGCCCGCAATGCTGACAAGGCAGGCTTCGCGCTGCTTTTAGCAGGCTTTTGCTTCTGACATAGGATTGTTTCGCCCGTCCAAAACCGGTGTTCGTTAGCGCATTCATAGCGTCGTTTCCTTGAGTTGTCATCTTTCAGTACCGTTTGTTTCACAAAAGTCCATGCGCCGCATACAGGGCATTTCATACGTCGATTCCTTTATTAGTTGCCCAGGCAATTAAAAATTCTATGAACTCGGAAGAATCTTCTACCGTAAATTTGTGAGACTGCAGGCCAAGCTGCACCACCCGTTCACCATCCAGGCTTGGCGCGACCTTACCTATCTTGCGGCCGGTCTCATGCGCCCATTGGTCTATCAGCAGGCGTTTCCAATCGTCGGCTGTCCATGTTGACCCTGCGGTCGCCATTTGCTTGGCAATTTTCTCAATGATGCTGTGGAACATATCGTTCTGCTCAGTGCTGCGCCTGCTTTGCTTTATCTCTAGGCGCATTTTTTTGCCAAGCGCAAGCGATTCCTTGACCTTAGGCCATAGGTCTTTCATCACTGTGGTGGCCTGAGTTGGGCTATACAGGTGAACTATCACTTTGCACCTTGTTAAGCCAATAAGCCCAAATTGCACCACCTAAAATTTTTGCTACAAATTGCAAAAAAATGATTTCGGGCATTAAAACGCCAAACGCAATGGTCGGAAACGCCACAGAATCAACTGCTGCGCCCGCAACATTGGACATATTTGCACGCTTAAACCATGAACCGGCCACTTTTGAAAACACCGCCCAATCAGCAAGTGCTGCCAACGTGAAAGATGCAGCAGATGCCACAGCAATCATGCCAGCATCCTGGTTCAAGGCATAGGTCAGACCGCCACTAACGGCAATCAACACCGCCATTTGCCATGCTTTAATCCGCATTTGCAACCAATCCCGTAATGCCAAGTCAAGGCCAATAAACAAAAACGCATTGATGGGGCTAACCCAAACGCCAAAATTGGCAATGGATAAGTTTGCCAAGGTCATAGCAATGGCGTAAATAATGATGGCGGCAATCAGCATAAAACTTCCTGTAGTGGTTGAACATTCCACTTTGTTGGTGGATTAGTTGAATCAATGCGCTTTGCCATGCAACCGGCGCATTCCAAATGCTCTGCATGATGCAGTGCAACATTGGTTGAATCGGCACTTGCCAAGGGCCACGGGCCGCTTGATTGCCCAAGCATACGCATTCCATGCACCCACGGAATTTGTCTGCCATATGTGTTTACCATGGCGTTGAATGCCTCATCCATACGGTGACACCATTTTGATGTGCCAATCTGCCAAAACTCACCGGCTGACCCAAAGCAAACCCGTCCCCACGCATCACACAATTCAATGAGATAAGAAATTGGCAAACCTAGATGCCATACGGGAATGCCCATTTCTTTACGGAAAGGCCATGATTTGACCATTTCGCGCTGTTCTTGCACTGACCCATCAATTACGTCAGGCACAACCGCCCAATGTGGATGTGCCAGCAAAGGCTCAACCCAAGCATAGAAACCATCTCGGTCAAACGGCAAGCCTCTTGTTTTTGCGCTAAATGCGCCGTTGTCTAACATCAAAGATTGACCAATTCGTAAGCAGCGTTTAAGGTCATCAGGACGGGCATAAGAAACGCAAAAGTGCTTTCCTGCCATTGTCTCAATTGCCTTCATAGGGCTAATCGGAGTGCCGTGGTAATGAATCACTCATGTTCCTTATGAGATTTTGCGCGGATTCAACCGAGTCAATCAGGGCCACCGTCCCGCCATTCCAGCCCATCAGAAACGCGCTTTGCTTTTGGTTTAGCCCTTTTTTGCCATAGGCGCTGCTTCGGTCTTTGACTTCGACTAGGGCCGTTTTCCCTGCATAGCCTACAAGTAGGTCTACCGGCAGCTTTAGAACGAATACAGAGGCTCCTGATGCCCTTAGCGCGGCCACTATTTCACTTTGATTCGCGTCCGAACGTGCTGCATATCTCATAAACTGCCCCATTGGTCAGCCATAGCAGCCGCAATGCCTTTGTATGTTGTGCTGCGTAATTTCCAACGGTCAGGGCTAGGCGGCAATTTGTGAACTCGCGCTTCTCTGCCTTCCACAATGTCTGTTGGTGTTAACTTTGGCAATCCCATCAACCATAAACAAGTTGCTTTTGTCTCACCGTGTCCAAATTGCCAAGGCTGAATAATTTGGTTAGGCTTTCCCCAACAAGTTGACATGATGCTAATTGGATTTTCAACGCAAATTTTAGGAATTGGCGCAAGTAAAAGTTTCATAAAAAAATCAATGGCTTCACCTTGTTCAAATTTTTTGTTTTTGAACCACCTAGCACCTGACACTGCCAAATGCGTGCATGGCGGGTGAGCAATCATCAAGTCCCATCCATTTCCAAGTATGTCTGACACATCGCCTTGATAGTGCGGTCCAAACACATCGGTAGGCAATAAGTCGCAAGACATTGCATCATGGCCTTTGGCAATAAAAGCGTCCCGCACCGTGCCGCTGTATTCACAAGCAACTAAAACTTTCATTTTTTCATCTCTTTCAAAACATGGGCTTTAATGCCCTTGAACAAGTCGTCTTCATCCATGCGCTTGACTTCAGCCCAGGCCCATTCTTTCCATTCGGGTAGTCGGCAAAGGCGCACATATTCCGCAAAAGTTGCCCTGCGGATTTTTTCAATGTCAAACATTGCTTTTCACTTTTGCAATCAATTCGGCAATACGGCGTTTGTTCGTCGCTATCTGTTCGGCGGTCAAGTCATTTCCCAATCGCAAAACCGATGGCTCCACATAGCTGCGGCGCAGCAAATTCATCCATTGCGGCAGGCTTGGCGGGT